TTTGGATACTTTCTCTTCGAACCTTTTGAGCGCCCGCATGGCTGATACTTCCCATTCTTCTTTGGTGCTCCAATGTCCACCCATTTCTCTGCTACCCATTTTCTTAGTCCTCCTTCGGCCATTATTTTCTCTTTTTAGCTTTTTTCTTTTTACCGCCTGGTTTTATTTTACCAGAACAAACTGCTGATCCATACATATTTGCATATGCAGATGGATAAACCTTAAATTTTCTTTTTGCAGCTGCTTTTCCTTTAGCACAAAGTTTTGCCATTATGCAATTCCCATAGCCTTCATTCTTGCTGAAGGTTTTCTTTTCGTAACTTGTTTTTTCTTTTTCTTATTTTGTAGAAGTTGCATTAACTTCTTTTTATCCATCTTTTGTTTCTGCATTATTTTTTACCGAATTTTTTAACATCAGGTCTAACATTTCCCCAACCAGTTAATTGTTCATGATTCATAGATCCACCATTAGCTGCAGTAATTCTATTTGCATCATAACCAAATTTTTCAGCAAGTTCAGGTTTTTTCTTAGCTAATTTAACTAAACCTGGATTTTCTTTTTTACTTATAGGTTTTTTCATTTTTTTCCTCCGTTTCTAAATATTTGAGTTCCCTTTATACCATAAATGCTCGCCACGACAAGGATCCATAAATTAGTGAACCATGACGGGAGCTGCGAGAACATTTCGAAGAATAATTTTACCTTATCCATCGCTGTCGGGTCATCCGATACCACTGCCCACGCCAAAATTAGCACGGGAGTTGACAAAATTATGAGAACCGCCTCGTCCTTCCAGTCCGATTGCCTTGCTTCTAGCAATTTGCCTTGGTAAGCCTCTTCTCCTCGAGCCATTTTTCTTGCATGTTCCATTTGAGCGTCCGCCATAAGCATTTTTGTCTCTTGACGCTTCTTAAAAATATGTGAACCAGCTTTTACTGCTAAATTTATTGCACTAAACCACATTATGACTTCCTTTTTGATTTTCCTGCTTCAGAAAGTGCGATTGCAATTGCTTGTTTTCTAGATTTTACTTTTTTCTTTGATTGTCCAATAGGTAATTTACCTTTTTTGAACTCCTTCATCACTTTTTTTATTTTTTTCTGTGCTTTATTCATTTCCACCTCTAAATATTTTTACTTTTGGCATTGTTGGAGCAGAATTTTTCATCATTGAATCAACATTTGGAATAGTTTTTGATAAAATTGTTTTTTCAATTGATGTATCAGCTCTTAATTTTGCCAATTCTTCGTTTTGATCTAGTTTTTCATCTTGATTTGATTGATTCATCATCGCTTTCATCTTATCAAGGTCCATTCTCTCTTTACCTTCACGTTCTTTTCTATCATTTTCCATTGCTCTAAGGTCTAATTCTCTTGATCTTAGTTTTGCAATTGGATCATTATCAAATTGTGAAGTAATTTTCTTCTCTTCATTCATAAATTCTTCCATCATTTCAGCAATCAATACAGCTTTTCTACCTTCAATTTTTTCTGTTAGCATTTTTAATTGTATTTGCATCTGTTGAGCCATCATTGGATTCTGTTGCATAGCTGCTTGCATTTGTTGTATTTGAATTAGTTCATCTCTAAACTCTATTTCAACTTGTTCTTGAGCCATTAAAGAAATATGTTCAAAAATATTTTTTTCTAAACTTGCCATCACCATTGGATTATTTCTTGCAATGTTAGTTGCCATGAAATTTAAATGAGATGTAATATGTGCTCTATGATCTTGACCTGGAAATGCTTGAAACTGTTTACTAGCTAATGCATCAATGTGTTCTAACGCCGGATCTTTTGGCATTGGTTGCATTGGTTTAATTAAAACACTATCAATATTTTTAACACCTAAAGCTTCATACATATTTCTATATGCTTGATACAAATTGTGCATCTGTGGATTTGAAGATGCCAGTTGGAGTTCCGTTTGCGCGAGTGAAATACGCTGTGTTTGGGAAAAAATGTTAGGGTCAGCAACTGGCAATATATCTACACGATCATCAAAGTCTGTTTGTTTAATCATTCTTTGACCCCCAACTACATCATACGGATATTCTTGAGGTAGATATAACTTGAATACTCTAGCCATAAGTTTGAATTCATTCTTTAAAGCCGAGTAAATTCTTTTATGAATCGCAGACATAGTTCTTGATCCACGTTCTAATAATGCAACTGTCGTTCCAACTGCAGCTTGTTGATTACCATCACCTACTTGTAAATCTGCAATCGATGCAAATCTTTGACCTGCTGAAACCACTACACCCATCAAACTTAATAATGTTTGAGAAGGTTCTTTAAATGGAAGCATCATAAATGAATCTCTTAAATTACCACCTGGTGCATCTACATCTCTAAATTCACCTGGTTGAATTGATTGTGCATCATCTCTAATTCTTATTCCTCTCATTTTAAATCCAGCTGGCAGATTAGATAACGTTCCCGCATCTAAGAGCTGTCTTAAAGCTGCGGTCGCTGTTCTAGACAGTCCACCAATCATGTGGATTAAACCGAAACCATAAAAACCTAAACCCGGTAAAAATTTGAAATGAACAAAATATTGAACTTTATTTTTATTTGGATCTCCTACTTCATAGTTTCTTTTGATCGATAAAATTTCTCTTGAACCTTCTTCAAGTGTTACAATGTATGGAAGTTTAATTCCTGACGGCTCACCAGTCTCTGGATTAACATCTTCAAAACCTTCGATGTCTAAATTCACGTGACATTCTAGAAGAGTATATAAATCATCATTCTTAGTTTTAGATACTCCTTCTAATTCTCTTTCTTTTTTCTCAACATCAGTTTCTTTATCTTGTGGTGCAGATAAATCGATGTCTCTATAGAAACCTGCAATCTGTTGTTTTCTTAATTCGTTTTCAGAAATTTTTACTTTATGGATGACTGCTTCCGCATCGTCTAATGAGGTAGCCGTATACGGAACCACTAAGTCATCAGCCGGTACAAACTTTGATACCGCTCTACCTTCTACTTCATCATAATAAACTTTTTTAAAAGTTGATCCAGATAATGGAAGATGAAATAACATAGAATCAAATTCAGGTTCATACTCTTTCATTTGTTCCATGATTTGATAGTTCATAAAATCTTTAACACGTGCTGCTTGTTGAACTTTATCTGGAGTTTGTAATCCAATGATTTGAGTTCGAACAGGTCCGTCTGCTGGTAATAATTCTTTATAAGCTAAAGCTTGAAACTGTGTGACTGCTTCTGCAAGAACAGGGTGAGTTGCACCACTTGCTCCTTGAAATGGTTCTGTTCTTTGATCGTATTTGAAACCTAATAAATCTAAACCTTGAGTGTAAGTTCTTTCCCAATCTTTTCTGGACATTGAGTAGTCCATGTATTTTTGATTTAAGTCTGATGCTAATGAACCTAAAACATCATCAGGTAAAAAGTCTGCTAAGTTTGCATAATGCTCATCACCACCTTCAGGGGATGCAGCTTGTGGATCTAAATTAATATCAACTGATCCATCTTCGTTTTCTGTAACTTCAACATCATCAGGAGCATCTTGTTGCTCTGATACTTCTTCAATTACCTGCTCTTGAATTTCTTCTTCGCCTGGTACGTTAAATTCTTTTCTTGGCTCGTTTGGAAGAGCCTTGTCTATGTCTGCCATTATTTTTCTCCGTATGTTCTACCACTTTAACAGTATTATATAAAATATTCAAGCCCTGAGGCGTGGGTCCTGATTTTGGTGGTGGTCCACTTTTTTTACCATTATGGTACAAATGATTCTGTTTCATCTTCTTGTCCTTTTATATTTTGTTTTAATTGAGCATATTTACCTGCAAGTTCTGGACCAGCTAAATATGCAATTCCCAATTCATCAGGATTTGTATATCCTCTTTCTGCAGCTTCAGCTACATCACTTGCACCTAGTCCAACCATAACAGGACCAGCGAAAGGAACAAAAGGAGCTGCTAATCTTGTAACTGGTTTTAAAATTTGTTTTGCATATTTCCCATATTTTTCGGCAGCTTTTTTAATGATTTCTTTCCCTTTATTGGTAGAAGGTGTTTCACCTTTTAAAGTCATACCAGGTTCATTTGATATAGCTAAATTTGGATCGGGTAATTTTTCTTTAAACATAATACCAGAGGGATCTAAAGATGTTCTTCTAAAAGAAAGTCTTGTTTTAAAGTTTTTAAACTCAGGATATTTTTGTCTTAATGCTCTATCATTTTTTAAATAATTAGTTGCTGCTTTTTGTTTTTCTAAAGGAGAAGCATCAATATCATCAAAAACTTTTGTAAAAGTTTCCATTTGTTTTAGTAATGGATCTTCAAAAAGTTTTGCCATTTTTCTATTTGGACTACCTGGTATATACATTGTATTTTTTAAATCAGCTAAACTTTCTTTAAAACCTGCGTGATGAAAGTTTAATCCACTTTTCTTGGGTGCACCTAATTCTGCTTCAAGAGAGGGACTCGACCTCAATTTAGTAAGCTCTAGTCTTGCTTTGTTTTTTAATTTAACTTTTTCATCATTCCACTTTTTACCAGGGCTTCCATAAAATTTAGCATCAACAAGTTGAGCTTTTCTTTTTCCAAAAATTTTCATAGCATCTTTTTGATTAGCTTTAGGATTATCATCAATCCATTGTATGACTTCTTCTACATGCTTTGGATCTTTTAAATTTACACCTGTTTGATTTACATTTAATTTAATTATATCTTTACGTGGTTTACTTAATTTAAATTCTTCACCTGCTATGCCTTTGTCCATAGCATCCATAGCGGCATTTACTGTTTGTTGCGCTAATCCAAGTTTTTTTGCAATAGTGACACTAGACTCACCTGCTTCTGTTAATGTTTTAATTTCTGCTCCATGAGATTTGACAGCGGAAGAACCTTTGTAAAAATTAACTCTACCACCTGCAGCATAACCTTCTTCTCTAGCTTCTCGATA